CCATATACCTGTAATGTTCGGATTACCGGAGCCGGTGACAGCACCTGGAGCAGGAGGGTTAACTCGTCCCCACATGCCGCGTTGTGATTCATCAAGGCGAGCTGCTAAGAATGCAGGAATACTACTGCCAGCAAGCGGAGTAGATAATTCACCAGTGGACGTAGTTAGGTCATTGACACTACCACCTGAATAGTTTGCTTCAATTGCATTTTCTGCAACTGAGGCTGCTGGCATTGCTACTGCAGGTGTGCTTATAGCAGCCAATACGGCAGCATCATCAATAGTTGGATCTGCTGGTGCAGGAACTTCAAATGCAAAGGCGGCACTAGTTTCAGGTGACAACCAAATATCAGCAGATACATTATTAATATACACATTAGCTGAATGGTACAAATCCTGTATTGCTGGATTGTTACTTTGTCGCTGTGGGCCGCCGCCTTTAATGTATGGCATTATTTAAACTTTGGAAAGTTATTTGTAATGTCGTTTACAGCAGATATTAACGATGTTATAGATGCTGTATTTGAACTTGTGGTAAGTGCATTGCCTTGAGAAATAATCCAGTCATATGCATAGATTGCATTTACCCAGTCGTATCTATTAGTAACGTTAATACCAGAAGTAACTACTGAATGAACATCCGTTGCAATAGATTCTAATGAAGTAGCTATTCTTTCATAGTATGGGCTATAATCATACGCTATAGCGATTCCGCCAGTTGATGTAGTTTCAATAGTTGGTGTAGTCATAATACTATTTAAGCCAATGCAATACCACTGGTTCCAGTTAGATAATTTTTAGCCATTTCGTCCATAGTAGGTTCACATACAATAACCTTGTCTTTTGGAAACTTAATAACTTTGTCTGTATTAACAGTAAACAACCACGGCTGTAAGCCTAATCCTTGTGCGCCCATTACTAATGTTAACGGACGATCAATACCGTAATGTGTTGCGGTATCTTCAGATAGCTTGCCGATTAGTTCTTCACCGGTGATTAACTTGATTGTTACTACTTCGCCAATTGTGGCGCCTTTTGAGATTAACATATTTTCCTTATTCTGTTATAAATTCGTTTATCATTGGGAACATTTTGGTAATAGCTTCTGCACAAGCACGAGCTACTTCTCTGTGTTCTTTTTGTGTTCCATTACCCGAGCGTAGTTCAATAAAATGCACCCAACTACGTAATGTGCCATTCATATATAAACGGCTCACTGTATTACCTTCTGGTAGGACGACACGAGCTTGTTCTTTAGCAATGCCATTATCGACTGCCCACTGGTATGTTTCTTTAACAAGGTCAATTACTGCCTGCTGTTTTGCTACCCATTGTACATTTAGCGCAAGATCGTCAGTCTCTACTGAGTTTTGGCGATTCTTAGTATCCTGTAAGCGAGCTTCACGAACAACAAAATCTAAGTCCTTAGTTGGGTCTGCATATCGTTGACTAAACTCTTGGAATGAGAATGAACGATGGCGCAAGATTTGACGAGCAATATCACGGGTAGTTTCAATTTCTAAACAGGCACTAACCATTTCTAATGGTGACCAATGTTTGTGTTTAACTAGATAACGGATTAGCTTGTCTGCTGTTTCCATATTGAGTTGATTACTTGGATTGCTTACACGGGCACAAAAAGCAATAAGCTCTTGTGCATCAGCAAGTCCTTCTACATCTTCTGCTGGCTTACTATATGATATTAATTTTACTTTCAATTTATCCCTTTCTAAGTACTGATGAAATTTGAGTTATTTCTTGGCCACGTCGGCGATTTTCTCTTTCAAGAAATTCAACTTTACGTCCAATAATTTGTAATGCTTCTGTTAATTGTTTAACTTGTTTTTCTAATGCCGCAATTTGTCTATCTTTAACTTCCATCTTTATCCTCCTCGTGAAGCAACGCTTCGAGCAACTTGTAATGTGCGTAGGCTTTTTGTAGTGCTTCCCACTTTTCTAACTTTGCAGGATCTGGTTGTAGGATAGCCAATCGCTTTTCTATTCCTTCAATCATCTTAACCATGCTACGGCCTTTAATTTTAACATCGCCGTCAAAGTTTGCTTCTCCTGTAACATTCAAAGTTGGCTGTGCTGATGATACACCTGTTGAGTAGGTATATGGCATAGTAACACTTGACCCGCCATTGGGTACTGTGATTGTGCTGTTTCCGGCACCACCAGTGTTGATATTAAAACTACCTGCGTAGCTATTTAAAATAGTAGATGTTGTTTGCGATGTATATACATACGACGGGTAAAGGCCAGCCATTTTATCCTAGGTGCTTTTTAAGCTCGTTAAACCCGCCCACAAATACATCGTCAACAAAGATTTGCGGAAGGGTTCTGGCATTGGGGACTGATTCTAATAATTGTTCTTTAGTCCAGGTGCCTTGCGTAATGTTACGCTCTTCAAATTCTATACCTTTTGATTGTAACAGGTTTTTTGACTGAACACAATAGGGGCAGTCATCTTTTGACCATACAATAGCTTTCATTGGTAAATCCTTTTATAGTATTACTGCTATTTTATTTTCTTGTACTAACAAATCTCTAATCTGTGTGCATTCAAACTGATATTCACATTCACGAGTTGATTCGTGATATGTTGCCAACAATGAACAAAACTGACCACATTGTGTATTTTCAAATGGACAACTATTGCATTTTTGATTCATAATATTTTCCTTTATAGTTCTGGTAATTCGTCGTAGCTAACTTCATTTGACATAACGCCAATAACATAGTTAGTAGATTCTGTTTCTTGCAGTGCTGATTGCTTCTTATTAATATTTGTATGTTTATTGAACCAAGGAATTGGAGTGGTCTTGGGATGATCTGCAAGATATTTGATACCAATTTCTTTTAATCGAATAAATGCAGTATAGTCAACAAAGTTTTTAAGGATATCTGCATTAAGACCAATAACCGGTCCTAATTTAAACAAATAATCTGCCCAGTCTTTTTCTTCCTGGATTACTTCCATATACAGTGCATATACTTCGTCTTTACATTCTTCTTCGATTGAAATAAAATCTGGGTCGTCTTTGATCACATTGTTAATAAGCCAAGCAGTCCACTCTGTGTGTAGCAGTTCGTCTTGTAATATCAAACTAATAATGTTACCATTGCCAATATAAATCTTATTCTCAACCATTGCTAGACTTGTGGCAAATGATACCATAAATCGTAGAGCCTCTAATGCGTAACTTGCGTGTAGTGCCAGCCAAATTGCTTTCTTATGATCGTGCAATACAATCTCTTCACCCAACTCCTTACGGCAGTTAAGTTGATGTAATTCTTCGTAATATTTGCCAACACTTGCTGCCATGTTAATAATTTCAGCAGTGTCATGAATCTTGTTAAATTCATCTTTAGGCACACCATATACATTGCGAATAATGTGTGAGTATGATTTACTATGGATTGATGTTTCAAAGAAACTCCAGGTAAGAGCAAGTGCTTCTAATTCTGGAATAGAACTTACGGGCCCAAATACTTGAAATGGTGCACGACCTTGAATACTATCCAATGCTGTTTGACGCAACAGATTACTGGTAAAGATATGTTTAACTGCATCACTAGCTTCCTTGTGATCCATTTTATCTTTGGTAAGACTAATTTCTTCCGGAACCCAAAAGAAGCCACGGGCAAGTTCCTCATACTTTTGTATTTTTGGATATTTTACTTCCTCAAAGCGTTGGACTGTAACCGGACCTTCTGGATCCAGAAACATTTTTCGTTTAAGGTAATTTGTGGGTTTACTAAAATTGTATTGTGCTTTGCTCATATTTTTCTTTATAGTTTAATGTTACTAAATTAATCGTATGTATCCATAGGATTTTGTGACAGCCATTCGAGTAATTCATAATATTCGACATTTTCTACTGTTACTGATAATAAAATTCTGTCTTCTGGGCCGGGATTTATTACTGCATGCTCGTGATGGGTATTTAATACAACTGGATGATATAATGTATAATTTATTTCCTCCATATCAAATAATATAGTTTGCGTAGGGGTTCCTGGTGGCGTTAGAACTAGCTCTCTATACATTGCTATTGATCGTGGACTGGTGTTTATTAACCAATTTAATGCACATTTTCTACTAAAATCACAATGCCAGTCGTAATAGCTTCCTGCTTTAAATGAAATATATTCTGCCCAGCATGTGCCAAATTTATTTCGTAGCATGGTAGCTAATTTTGAATGAAAAAATGAACTACGCACTCGATAAGAGCACGGCCGAAATTTAAGTTGAAAATTAGCAGCCATGCCTTCATTGATATAATGATCAGGCAATACTGGCAAAGTTGTAATATATGTAAAATTACTCATCTACAATTTACAAGCCTCACAATCTTCGTCGTCTGCGTATATTGTAACAGGTTCACCTGCTAACGGACTAATACTTTGGATGGCTCCGTTTATCTGTGTACCAGTAACACTTAACTTAGCCCCAACTTTGTTTATTAAAGAATAGTATACAGTTTTCAATCCCCACTTATATGCAAGCATTAAATTCTTAGCAATAAGTGTACCTGGAATTTTGCCACCCGGAAAATGGGCCGGATTATAGAATGTATTAGTTGACAGGCTTTGATCTACATACACCGCTAATACTGCGGCAGTTTTTAAGTAGTCTACACAGTCTGTCTGATCCCACATTAGTTGATAGCGATTCTTTAAACGACGGTACTCTGGTACAACCTGTACAAAGCTACCCGCTTTAGATTCCTTTACAGAGATCATTTCCATTGGCATCTCTATGCCGTTAGTACTGTTAAGTACAACACTGGATGATTCGACTGGTGCAACTGCCATTAATGTAGCATTTCTGATGCCATATTGCTTCATTTTAGCACGTAATGGCTCCCAATCAAGGCTTGGGGTGAAATCCGTTAGTTCGTTGCTACCCTTAGCTCTGCGCTCCCAGGGGAATACTCCCTTACCGTAATACGTGTTTTGACTACGTCCGCATGGCCCACGTTCTTGGGCAAGCTCAACACTCTTTTCAGTAAGGTAGTATGCTTGGTGTTCCATCCAACGCTTGACTTCGGCTAGTGCTTCTGGCTCGCCGTATTTAAAGCCCTTACGAGCATGCCAATATGCTAGGTTAGTAATACCAACACCTAGTGGCTCAAAATCTGTGTTAGCAAGTTTTGATTGGATAGATAGGAAATCTTGATAGTTTAGTAAGTTGCTTAATGAGCGAACTAGCACACGACATGCTTTACGCATTTCTTGTGGGTTACGGAAAGCGCCCCAGTTAATTGAACCCAGCGTACATAATGCAATCCGACCGGTCGGATCTTCTATACGCTGGAAAGGCTTTGTAGGTAAAAGAATTTCTTGACACAAGTTACTTTGATAGATTGGATCTGTTCGGGTATCAAATGGTCCTTGATTAATAACATTATCAATATTAACAAGATAGATGCGTCCTGTATCTGTGCGCTCTTTTAGAATACCATTTTTAAATATATCTTCTGCAGATAGTACCTTACGTTGTTTAGTTTTATCTTGTTCGTATTTTAGATACAATGTCTCAAACTCTTTTGAATCACGATAGTATGCTTCGTATAGGTCTGGAACTTCTGCTGGATTAAACAGTGTAATGTTTTCGCCCTTACGATAGCGATTCCAGAACATAGCGTTAACTACAACTGAGTAATCCATTTGACGCACACGAACTTCTTCTGTGCCTTGATTATTTTTTAAAACAATAAGATCTTCGAACTGAGCATGCCACACTGGGAATGTAACTGTGCATGACGCATTACGAATCCCGCCTTGTGAGCATGAACGTAGATCAGCAAACCATTTCTTTAAGAATGGAATCATACCTGTGTGTTTAATCTCACCATTGCGAATAGGAGCACCTAGTGGACGAAGGCGTCCGATCTCTAATCCAATGCCTGCACGTTTGCTAGCATACTTGGCCATCATCTCGCCTGCGGCAAAGATACTATCTAGAGTATCGTCACTACTAATGAGAACACAACTACTAAACTGCTTAGTAGTAGTACCGAGCCCAGCCAGAACAGGGGTAGCCAATGTGAAGTGGCCCGCCGAGGCGCATTCGTAATATTCTTTGACATATTTTAATCTCTTATCTTTAGGCTCTGAGTGAAAGGCAGTGGCGGCAGCAACAGCATAACGCACCTGTGGCGTTTCATAAATTTGTCCAGTGGCACGATTCTGCACAAGATATTTTTCTGCCAGCTGAGCAATGGCAGCGTAGGTGTATTCTTCATCTTTGAAATGGTCGATGAATAGATCAATAATATTCCATTCATCTTCGGTATACCAATCTAGTAATTCACTAGTATACATACCAGAAGCAATATTCTTTTTTACAATTTCGTATAATGGTGGAGGAGTGTATGTGCCGTAAACTTCCTTACGTAGCATTGACACTTTCTGTCGACCTGCTACATATTGATAATTTACATTATTGATTTCTGTATTTTCTGATTCGTCAATTAAATCTACCATTGCCTTGAGTAATAACTCGTCTATGGTCTCCGTTGACATGCCGTCGTGCAATTCTATTTGTGCTTTGATCTCAATCATTGAAGGACTTACACCATCAATGCCTTTACAATCGTATGCTACCTGTCTCTGTATCTTACTAATATCCAATGGCACTCTTGCGCCACTGCGTTTAACGACTGTGATCATTCTTCACCTTTATAATTGTTCTTTCGTGCTTTACTGCGAATTCTGTTGTAGATTGATATTTATCTAGGTCTTTTTAAACCGATTAGGTTTTCAAGTCTGTATAATGTTGGTATATTATTTGCTGATACAACCTTGTTATCATCGTAGTTTAAAGCCCATGTATCGTCTACATACACTACATTGTAAAGCCTTTTAAACTCTGTGTCTATAAGAGTTTTGATTTGGACATCACTATTTTTATATTGCTCCGTAAGCAATAAGGTATAACCAATCATTATGGCTCGAGTAAAATCATCATATCTATTATCGGCAATAATTTCCCAAGGTGTGGGCCAGCTTTCTTGGTAATATGGATCAATATTATGATTATGGGGAGTAAACGGAATGTCTGACCAAAAAGTAACTACATCCTGTAATGGGTCGTTGCTTAGGTCAAGATGCTTGCGTAAATCTGACCAGGCGGATAACCGGTCTTCAACTTCTAATGTAAACATTACTGCCTTACAGATGCGCTACAAACAATAACACCAGCTGTGCCTTGGTTGTTTACTTTTACATTAATTACATCGGATCTTGATGCATCAAGATAAAAGGTACAACTACCATCGCTGGTTCCAGTATAACTAAAATTATCAGTTATAGTATTACTTGATCCGTTGGCTACTACCTCAACAACACCACGTCTAACAATGCCACCTGTGGGTTTATTAAGAGTATAGTTTAAAGTAATAGTTTGACCCGGGCTAGTAATACTAGTTACAGTATAAAGGCTCTTTGGCCAAATAAACACCGAGGCTAATCCAATTCCTGTTAAATTGATTACTTTGGATACTTTTGAATTGTAAACCATTGGTCCAGATACTACAGGTCGTACTGAACTATATATTGAAATGTTGTCAGTGTTAATCGCTTCGAGTCTAGAAAAACTATCTTCAGTAGAAAGATTTCCAAACGAACCAAAATTGATCACACTGGTAACTTGATTTAAGTCGCCTTGTGTATTGTTATTGCCACTGCCAACATTAACAAACGTATTATTAGAACTTTTTACAATAGACTTACCAGTTACATTTGGACCGACATATACACCATATCGATTGATATTTTCAAAACTATTATCAGTGATGGTTACTAATGATGGTCCAGTTCTTTGTGGAATAACATTTGTCAAGGAATTAGCAAATACAACTCCTGAGTTAAGGTTGATAAATTTGTTTTCAGTAATTTTAAGATTTTGCATATCATAATTACTGCTAATGGCTCTGCCTAAATTTTGAAATACGCAATCCTTAATTAAAATATTATCGCAAGTTGGAGATGCTTGACCTCGTAGTTCAATACCGCCTGCTTGTGTGCTTGTTGTAAGAATTGATGTATCACCTACAAATACACAATTTCGAATAATGCTATCTTGTAAACAATCAAGTGACAGCAATGACGAAGTTGATGCTAGTGTAGAATAAAAAGTAATACCGTCAATTTTAACGTATTGTGGAGTTATTTCATTTCCGCTAGTTATTTGCGGTAATTGATTACCGTAGCCATCAACAGTTTGAAAAATTGTAGCGGTTGCTGTGGATGCATTTTGAATAATAGTTTTAAGTCCTACTCCGCGGATTTCTGTAAATGGTGGAATATAAATTGTATCACTGATAAGGTAAGTTCCTTCAGGAAATTCAATTACCTTATAAGTTGAAGATGTATAATTTAAAGCACGAGTAATTGCCGCAGTATCGTCAGTTACGCCATCACCTTTGGCGCCAAAGTCACGAAGGTTTAATGCATCGTCTAATTTTGACTGTATTGATCTTGTGACTGCGTCTGCTACTAGCCCTGGAAAACTATCACCGTATGTATAAGTTGCTGCCGCTAAAAAGAAGTTAGTATCGTTTTCTGTAAGGAGACGAGTATTTCCTACAGCAGGAGCACCTTCCGATACTGCACCGTTACCAATGTATAATTCCTGAGTGTCAATACTCCAACCAAACTCACCACTTGCTAACTGTGGGAATCCCGTTTGTTTTGTTTGACCTCTGCGATGCTGTATGCGACTGATTTGGATAACTGCCACGGTGATATCTCCTATATGAGATATTTATCAAGATAACAGTTACTTTCCTAGCGTGTAATATTCTTCCACTTTAGCCAGCCATAAATCCTGATATTTGTTAAAATCTTCAGGTTTAAGTTCAAACTGTTGATATTGGAAGTCTCTACTGCACATAAAAATAACACCCTTACGGATATCTGTTTTATATACTTCATTATGTGCTAATATATAAGCCATCAACTGTAAGTAGTAATCCTCCACCCACTCAGCTTTTTTAGGTTTATTTGTTTGTTTGTGGTCAGCAATCGCCGGCTCACCTTCATGCACTCCGATCAAGTCTGTGGTACCTGAATATAGTCCTGGGAAGTATAAGCTCTGCTCCATCGCCCATACTTCCTGCATGTTACTTAGACCGTTTTCAATAATAACATCGGCCATCTTGTTTGCTTGTATATGAACAGGGTTGTTGCCTGGCTGGCGTTCGATACCGCACAGGAAGCGTTCTAAGTTACCGTGCATTGCGGTACCCACTCCACTTGCCTCTTTAGTAATCTGTGCAGCCTTATCGTGGCCAATTCGATCACGCCACTCGTTTAAGTGTGTCATATCTTTAGTGGCACTAAGGATTGTTGTTACAGAAGGAAGACTTTCACCGTCGGGTGTTTGATATACTCTTTTGCGTGTTACAGGATCATTGATCTGTTTACATGCTTTATATTGGAATCGTTCTACGAATGGTGGTGGTTGTATTGTTGTTATTGAGTTCATCACTCATTATACTACCAATTTTGATTAATTAAAACCTTTTGATACAACATTATGAGCCATTTGGTCTACGCTTTTACCAGCTGTAGAGTCTTTGCTTGATGCTGTAGGTTCTTCTGGAGTTGATACTTCTGTTTTAAGAACAATACCTTGTGGAGTAATGTCCTGGATAAGATCACCTTTTGGATCAACTTGATCCTTAACTTTGGTCATCATATCTTGATTGATTTCTGCGTAACCTTGTGCGCTCATCATATTATTGATAGCTGGCCACGGTACTACTGATTGAGTCTGCTTGGAATTAGCACGACCTTGCATTACTTTTAAAACATTAGCAAGGTCGTCCTGAAATTGATTACCAGCAACTTCAAATAGGCGCATTATGAACCTAGGATCTTCATCAAGCGATTACCACGCTCAATGCTCTCACGCTTCAACCGACCTGTTGTCTCTGGACCACCTGCGGCAGCATCGCTAGCAGCAAATTCATCTGGAGCAACATTCATGTCGTCAGTTGGGGCTTCATCAAATCCGCCAAACTCGTCTGGAGCTTCTGCATCTGGAGTCATATCCATTCCAGCATCCATTCCCATTTGGTCACCAGCAGGAGCTTCGCCAGCTAGAACAGCAACGGCGTTGTTGATTTCTTCACGAGCAGATGTAAGAGCTTCTAGTGCGCCGTTAAGTGCTGTGCCGACTGCGGCTTTAAATGTTTCAGCTTCTTGCATACCAAAGTTAGCACGAATGTTATCTGCTAATTCGATCATTGACTTAGTTTGGTAGTTACCAACACGTTGCATCCATGATGTAAAGTCGTTAACCATATCAGCTGCTGATGTGATTGACTTTGCTTTACCTTCTTCATCTTCGGCAATGTAAGTAGCAATACCTTCAGAAATAAATTTCTGATATGCATTATGCATTAGTTCGCTACTTTCTTTAACTTTCTTTTTGTCTTTAATGGCTTTTTTCATAGTCTCTTTTTTATTCCCGTCTTTGTCCATATCTAAGAAGTCTGGCTTTGCGCCTTCGGTTGTTTTCTTAAATGGTGTTTTCTTTTTATCGGCAACTGCTTTCTTAAATGTTTCTTTTTTGTTGCCATCTTTGTCTACGTCTAAGAAGTCTGGCTTAGCAGCTTCATTTGTTTTTTTGTTCTTGTTGTCTAACATGCCTTTCTTGTTAGCAGTAGCCCAAGCAATGTCAGTGGCTTTCTTATCGCCCTTACCTGCTTTCTTTTCGCTTTTTTTAACGTTAGCAACAAAGCTATCAACTTTCTTACCTTCGCCTAGCATTTCTTTAATCTTTGTATTTAGGACACCTAACATGAATTTATCTTTCTGATAAGTTTCATTAGTTAGCAAATCGTTAAAGTTAGCTTGAGCTTCGGTAGCATGTACCTTGCTACGCAATAAATTGCGATAGTTTTCTAACTGTTCACGGTTATATTTGTTAAAGTCAATTTTAACATTAAACTGTTTATACAAGTTCTCATTAAGAGCTTGTGCTGTCATTGGGCGAGCAATTTCAAATGATTTCATAATGGTTTCCAAAAAATCCTATATTGTATTTATGTCAGTTTATATAACTTGTCGAACCTTGAGTCTATACTTTTCTTATGGTATAGCTTCTGTTCGCAAGCTGTAGCGGCTTTATATGAGCTAAGATCACCCCGATCGGCGTCTTTGTCTTTGTATGCTCGCTCTGCTCGGGCTGTTGCAGCCTGTTCTTCAAATACCTTATATCCGTACCATAAATCAGTGTTCATTAGTTTTTCATCTGCCCAACGGCCTAGTGCTAGATCATTAGCTACAACGATTGCTGTTTGTGCTAGATTTAACGGGCCAGCTACTGCTATACCTCGAGAATTCTTTACAAAATAAAATGGATCTTTTTTCACGATGATATAATCGCCGATTTGAATAGTTCCATCACGGCGCCGGGTTGGAATAATTATACCCTTGCTTTTAAACTCCTGTTTAACTGCATAGGCTAATTTTTCAAACTTTTCAAATAAGTGTTTTTCGGTCAGTGGCATCTTTTTTAAGAATAATATTGTTACTATCATTACTTATTTCGTATACACCCTTGCGGACTAGATTACGAGCGATGACTTCATCACGATCATATAAACTGCGAATAGCAATTTCATTGTGATGTTTTTTGATAAACGATTGTTCTTCGTTTGTTAGGATAATTGGAGTTGCTCCAAGGATCTGATGGATTTTCATTTTTATGTTTGTTGTGCTACATCACGCTGTAGTGCCTGTCTAATAGCACCTGCAGGTTTTGTTACACCAGGAGGGGGTGGGGGCGGCGCTACTGGAGCAGGTTGACCTGCTGGTACTGCTTGTTGAGCTTGCCCTTGCTGTACCGGTGCTTGACCCATTGGCTGTCCAGCTTGTGGAGCTGCTTGTGGATTAGGAACTGTTTGTCCAGCACCAACTGGCCCTTTGGCTGTCTGTCCTTGTCCGGCTTCGCCCGGTTTAGGAGGCGCAACGGTAGCTGGAGTTGCTGTTTGTGGTGCGGCAGCTTGACTCATTGAAAGAGCTGTTGCATCTTGCACTGTTTTAAGTTGATTACGCAGGTCTTCTACACCCTTAAGTGCTGTAGCAAGACGGACATCAGTGGATGCATTGGGGTCGTCAACACCTTGAGGATTGGCCGCTACAGGCTGTGCTGGTGCGGGTGTTGCTTCGGTGATGAACAACTCTTGAATTCGCATATTAATGAACTTTGGTTAGAATAACAACCATTGTGGAAAGCACACCTGCAATTACGGTACCAGCTGTGCCGATTAAAACTTTGACCATACTCATATGGCTTTTTTCTATGGTATCTTGTAGTGTAGATACTTTTTCTTCGATACTTGTTAATCGTGTATCGAGTTGACCGTAGCGTATTGCGCATAGCTCAACGTGCGATTCTAGGTTTTCTTTCTCAATTTCTGTTGGGGCTCGATAGGTGGCCATATTTTCTCTCCAAAGGGTAAATCTCTCGTTTACAACTTTGCCTGACATGCCTAGAGTGCCTTGATCACAATATTTGCAACTGTTTTGTCAGTTGAGTCAAATACCGCCACAACTGTATTTATTGTTTCTGTGAGATTTAGTATCACTGGAATCTTATCTAAATCGTGCTTTAACAGTAGTATAGGGTCGTTGTGGTCGGCAAATGCATCACTGCGGTCAGGGCGGAAGTGAAAGGTCCATACCCGATGTTTACCTTTAAAGTCACTGCCAAACTTCAAAGACTCAATATCTATAATTTCAGAAGTAGGGTCTCGATCATATGCAATAATAGCTCGCATACCGATACACTGCATCAGTGTAGTCCAGTTACGGAATTGATCTAATTCTTGTTGTGTGCCTTGATTGATACGTCTAACGTTTGTGTTAGTAATATCGATTAGAGTTTTGATTTCAATGACTTCCATTATATACCTATATAATGTATTTATGTCAAAAGAAAAGGGAGTTAAAAAACTCCCTTGTCCTAGTTTAAAAAACTATTAAGCGAATGTCAAACCACTGATAGAAACTTCAGTAACTACGCATGCATCGTTAACTGCTGTAATAGCGTCATCTAAAATAGTGAAGCCATTGTCTGCTGCATAACCTGTGTTGTCGCCGCGACCTGTAAATGTAGCTGCGTCAACACCGACCATGAAACCGTCGTTTGTAGGTGTGCCTAGTACAACGATTGTTGCAACGTTTTCGATAGCACGAACAGCTTTTTCAAACTTGCTGTTAACGCCGCCTGGTGTAACTGCGTATCCAGTATCTGCTACTGAAAACCACTTTAGTTGATATCCACCGTGGAAAGTACCTGCTGAAGCACCACCATTGATTCTTGTTATTCCTGCTGACATAATAATTCTCCTTTTCTCGTATGTCTTGCTCCACTCCGGAGCATTGTGTAATATTATTTAGTCGAATAAGGAAAAACCAGCTCTAATCGTCAGATTTTTGATCACCTTCGATGATTCTTAAGGTATTTTTGGTTTCTTTTGAGTCACGTAGCTTGCGGATGCCACGTGTAAATTTGGCAGGATCTGCACCCTTGATAGAATTCATAAAGCGGCGCTCTAACTCGTAGGCCATTTCTGGATCGAAGTTTTCTCTAATAAGAGATAGCAAGTTGATAGCACTATTGATAACATGTACTGCACGACTCTCGATAACTGTTTCGGTGTCACGCTGTACTGCTATATCATTAAGTTCTTCAAGTAGGCTGCGAATATGTCTTTTCACAAGTGTTTCCTTTTTATTATTTATAGTAGCTTGTAAGCTATTATATATTATGTTTTGGCAAAAATAAATGTGCGTTTGCAACAAAAATGTAACATTAGCCTGCTATACTTATGATAAATAGATATATCAGTGAAAACCATGAGTCGACACTATTTTACAAGGAAAACACAAAATGTTTGAAACAATCGCAAAATTATTTAAATTGAATAATACAAGCGGACTAGAGCAGTATATTACCAGTAAGAATCCACAAACAAATGCTGATGTTGAGCAATTGACACGTGAGTACCAAGATAATACAACATACTGGGGTCGCGGACTATGAAATTCTTCAATAAATTATTTGAAATAATGTGTGCTTTAGGTGAAGCTAACTATGCCGCACACCTGGCCCGTAACGGTCAATGGAAAAAAGCGCAAGAAATTATCAACAAATAATGTACACAGTTCGTAGGCTTTTAGTTGTTGAGTATCCAAAATATCGTACTCATCTTAAAGCACTAGATGAGGACAGTAAGCTATTACGATTTGGATATCGTGTAAGCGATGAAGTTATTGATCGCTTATGCAACGATATCGAAGCTGATACATTACACCATATTCTATTCTGTATTGAGAATGCACAACTAGAGATCGTTGCAGTTGGGCATATTGCTACTAAAGGTGGCATGGAGTTAGCATTTTCAGTGTTCAGCGAGTATCGTGGTCAGGGCATGGGCAACAAGCTGATAAAGCGTTGTATACAATACTGCCGTACACACGGTATGCTAAAGGGATGCATGGTATGTTTAAGCAGTAATGCTATTATCAAGCATCTATGTATTAAAAACAATATTAAGATTCAAACAGAGTATGGTGAGACTTTGGCAGATATTACATTAGATCACCCGGATTTTACAACGTATGTAGGAGAGGCAACAGATAGTAACCTAGCAATATTTGATTATATCACTAAACGAGCATTACCTCTATAAAATACTGCGTTGCAATAAATACCTATATAACAAATATAGGGAAATATAGAATGACAACGCACTTTTCACACAACAAGCCCACTGATACTGAATTCAAGGGTGGAGGTTTGAGAGATTTCTTTCTGTATCGCGATTTAGGAGTAGCAGAAGCTACTAACGGTCGGGTACTTGCACACATTACCAAAGCTAACTTACCACCAGAAGGATCAGGCGGTACTGGTTGGCACTATCATGTGGCAGAATTCCAGATCGTCTATATGCTCAAAGGTTGGGCTAAATTCTTGTATGATGATAAAATCACTCTAGTTGAAGCAGGTGACTGCGTACAACAACGTCCGGGTATCGTGCATTATCTGTACGACTACTCACCAGATATGGAATACCTAGAGATCGTATGTCCTGTGGACTATGGTAGCGTTCCTTGCGAAGGACCTTGTGAGATCCCAGCACCCGAAGCCTGGACACAATCTAAAGAATAATTTAGCCAGTTCAGTTTACAAAGTAGTTTTATATCTGTATACTAAATACATCGACAGCAAAGTTGCTGTCATACACAGAAACACACAAAGGAGAATTACAATGTTTGATCAAGCAATCGACGCCATTCAAAGTGGCAAAAAGACAATCGTTAACACATTCGTTATCGATAAAGAAATCCAATCAAAATTGGTAACACTAATTGAAGCACAAACTAAATTTTACCAAGGTTGGGTTGACACAACTCTAACACTTGCACAAACACTAGTTTCAAGTGCTAAAACATCAGTTTACAAAGGAGCAAAATAATGTCAGATTTTACTCCAAAACTACCAGAAGTTAAATTCAACAAAAACGGTTACGAGATCCGTACAGACATCCTAGATATGGCCAAAGGTCTTATCACCGAAGAATATCATTCTAAATTCCAAGGTTGGGAAATGTCTACAGCACGTGACGAAAAAACTGGCAAACTAGTTACTACAGTTGGTATGCCAGAATTTCCAGGACTTGATAAAGTTCTAGAAACTGCTGAAAAAATGTATGCATTTGTTAATACAGGCGCAAAGAAATAATACATTGGCATAGCCACTAGAGTAAGTTATACTATAAAAACAACAAAGCCACCCTAGGGTGGCTTTTGTTATGAATGGTCGTTTAAAGAATAGCTCCCGGAGCACGACTTCCTACTATTCTAGGCCAGCACCCGGCCACACACAACGTTTCGTAACAGCAAACGGTCCTAAAGTGTGTTCTTATACAGGCGCATAAGGATTTAATTTATAATCCTCATCACCTTGTTGTTCTGGTACTACTGGATATTGATTATCGGACATAGCAAATAAACCAAATAACGGCAATTGCCACAGATAGCAATAGTGCTACTGCTTTTGGATCATCTTTCATTCTATCAGGCTTGTTTAACAATTCTATAATCCGTATCTGGATAGTCTGGATATTTACGATTTAGTTTGCCCATTAGGTCAACACGATCGTTGGCTGGAATATTAGCTGTGCGATTTGTAGGAATATGTGTTACTGCGTATGTACCTGGACCGTCTTCTGGATCTACTTCGGGTTCGGCTTCTACACCTGGTTCTTCTGGTTCAGGTTCGTCTACTTTAACTTTACTGGCTACGCTTAGTGGATACTTTGCTTGAATAGCTGCGATTTCTTTTGGAATATCATAACCACCGCGGAGTAACTCACTACTGCCTTGTTTAATTTCTTCAGCGTGTGCATTTATGCCCTTGATGATTTCTGTCATCAATCCTGGAAACAAAGTAGCAAACTTTTCATCATTGCGACGTGTATCATGACGATTTTCTTGATCGCCATTTACAATTTGACTTGTTGCGGCATGGAACTGCCATTTGCCATCTGCAACGTCTTGATTGGCTTTGTCTGTAATACTGACAATCATACCATCTGGAGCATAGTTGTTAAACCAACGTAGACCCGATGATGAGTTAGTACAGAAGTTTGGCTTGTAACCGGCAGCGTTACCGAATGTATAGCAAGCACCATAGTTTAGTGGAACTACAGCAAAATAGCGATCGTTATCAACAACAACTACGTCTTTCTTTTCACGCTTCATCTTTTCAATGTGTTCAGCATCTTTAATGCGATCTAACTCATTACGATAGCCGCGATCGTTACGAATACGTTGTAGTTGTTTAATATTTTTAAAACGGTTAAAATCTTGATCGTCTGGGCGTAATAGTCCACGCTTGTTTAGTGCAAACCATGCACCTAGTGCATCGCCGCCTTCACCGTTGATATCTTCATAATCGGCTGCGCCGTTGATGTATAGTTTTGTAAGCCAATCATCAAAGCGTCCGTCGGCTGATAAATCACCGTAGTTGTTAGTACGTAGGGTGTCATCGAGCAGTTTGCTCCATGCTTGTAATACTTCTTGATCTGCAGGCTTAGGTCCAAGACGAGCAACTAAGTTACGTGGTAGTGTAGAGTCATGACGCCAAGCAATGCCCAACATTTTAGACATCTTAGCATCATTGCCGATCTTTGCAGCAATGTTGGCTTCTGAAAGAGCCTCTAACGATTCAAATATTTGTTTGAAGTTCATCCTGTGATCAATGCCCGTTTAAAAAATGATAGTATGGTGCCTAGTTTCTTTTGGTCACCTGCAGATATATCTTGTAATAAATGAGTTATGCCATCTGAGCGTTGTGCAGTATATCCGTTGTAGTTACGACTAATATCGCCGGTTTCGTCTGGATAGTAATGATGTGCTGACAAGTGTATTGCTTGACTGATAGCTGCGTTTAAAAAATCAGGTCTTTGTGACTCGCCTGCTTCTAAACTCATAATGCCTGCATCTAATCGTTTTAGTTGCTCCAATTTCTTACCAGCCTTTTCAAAAGCATCATTCTTGATCATATTAGAAACCATGCCCTTAATATCGGCCATAGCCGCAGTCATGGCCTTGTTCCATAATGGCGCAAACTTTTGAACTAAAGAATCTTGGTTTATAATAGTGGATTTTTCTAAATCTGCTTTGCCTGTTTGGCGCTTCTTTTTAAGTTCTTTAGTTTTGCCTGTATCAGTTCCTACAAACATTTTTACAGGATTACCACCTAGCTCGCTTTTTAGAAAGTTTAATACATTTCCGCCGCGACTATCTGAAAAGTTTTTTACGTCACCGCCTGTACTTGCGGCTGCTACATACGATCCGCCAGTTGATTTAATAGCACCAGTACCTTTAGCATACTGCATAATAACCCAAGCGCCGCGATATGCGTCTTTAAGTTCACTCCATGCAATCTTAGCAAGAGGTTTGTATTGTTGTTCGTGTCCTAGATCTGCTTCACTGTGTAGTTGTTTTAACACTTGTGGGCCGCCTGGGAATTTATTGATAATAGCACCAGTTGTGCTGGCCTCAAATACTAGGCTTTCGCATAGTTGAGCAAATAATTGGTAACTTGTAGCTTTCATAAGAATATTTATCTTATCCTAGTCTTGGACGGTCTTGTCCGAGTTCAGGGGTATTTGCGTGTTCGATGCTGTCTGATTCTGGCCAGCTATATATGTAGTTGCCAAACTCGTCCTGCACTAATAACCAGCGAATTCCACCAGCTGAATATTGATGTATATTTGCGTTGTATCCGGGAATAGTAGTATCAAAGTCTATGTTTCCGGGCCCTAGTGCATCACCGTTCTTGCGAACCCAACCCGCTACTGCATTTACTTCTTGAGTAGAGTTAGGTCCTTGCCCACCTAAGTTTGCAACAACATAAATGTCATCTGTAGGAGTGCGTGTCATTGAACGGAATAATTGCTTGCCCAATGAGCGGATGGCACGGCTCATATTGCCCGGCAAGTTTGATACTTTGTGGAAATCTGGACTTTGAACTCCAGCTGCTTGTAAGTTTGCACCTGCTATTGCTGGCAAGTTAGCTGTGCGGACTTCTGTGTCTAGTGCCATCTCTGGCTCTTCATCTGGAAAGCCTGCCCAATCATCTTCTGGCTCTAATTCAATATTACGCATACC